CGCGCAACTCGATATGCGGCTTCAAACCGTACTTCGGATCGGTGTAGATTAATTCGGTGTTATCGAGATCGTTGAAGTTGTATTCGCGAACGTTTTCGATATCTTCAGGCGTAAGCCACTTGTCAACGTCAATCGCCAACTCTTGCATACGCTCGCAATGAAGTCTTGCAGCATATAGCTTAAGCGAGCCCTCCAACGGTGCGACTTGGATCAAGTCGACGTGATTGTACGGCATTTCGCGAAGGTTCTTCCGTTCACCTTCAACAATGATTTCGTTAGTCAGTTCCTTAAGCTGATAGCAGTCTGCACCCTCGATTGCGGCTTGAATTACAGGAATGTCATAACCTAGAGAGTTGAACCCTAGTGTCTTGAAATGCCACATTGCGCGACGAACAAGATCGGAAGGGAACAACTTTCCAGGCGTCATTTCGGCAAAGAAGTATTGCCCGGTATCGACATGCTTAAAGCCAACTTCGAAGTAATTCTTGAAGCATTCTACGTCTAAGATCACATCGGACCCTGGCGGCAACGTGAAAGGGTCCGCGACGAACTTGCGTGGCTTAGGCGCATAGTAAAGCTGTTTCAGTTCGCCGGAATGGACCTTTTGCGCAATGCGCTTCGGTTGCCACCTGTCGTCTTCGTCATCGAAGAACATTGTTACGCTGCAACCTTCTTCATCAGTACACCGCGCAAGTTCGCGTCAAGGTTGTAGAACACCGCGCGGTCATCGTGCGTCACATAGTCGACGTTCGCCATCGCAGGCTTTGCAAGCTTTAGCAAGTCGGTACTAAACGCATGTTTCCCAACTAAGCCGGGAATGTCGTAGGTCGCACCATAAACGAGTTCTTGAGCGCTGTCGTTCATTGCGCTTGCATAGGTCGAACGAAGCTTATCGTCTGCGAAGTGGCAAGTCTTGTCTTCGCTGAACTTCTCGATTGCGGCTAGACCATCGAAAAAGCCATCAGGCAAAGGCGCATAATTGAAGCATTCGACGTTTAGAATGCCATCGATTTCGGGCCATGGTTCATCGTAAAGCTGCGTTTTCAGCCACGCCCCGCCCTCAAAATAGAACGTTGCGGAGCGACCCCAATCGAAGCCGAACCCGATGCAAGCTTTCGGCGACTTTGCTATTGCCTTAGCCGCACGTTGCGGGATCGCAAGTCCTGGCGGAAGATCGATGCCATGCCAGTATTCTAGAATAAGCGACCCGTTCGTTCCGACCATCGTATTCGCACGCAGCAAAATCGACGCTTCAACAATGCGATCGGCTTCGTCTTTCGCTAGTGCGGTAACGTGCTGAAAGCCATCGTTGATTGCGCCGGTAAGAACGGCAATGTTCTGATCGGGCATCACTGGCGGATAGCGTTCAGGCGGCAGACAGGGCACGACAGCGCGAAGCTTTTCACCCGCTACGCTCAAGCGCCCATTGTCGGTTGCTGCGATCGATATCGTCGCGCCTGCCTTATCGATAGCAGTCTTCAGCCGCTTCAAATGTGGGCACAATGACAATTCTTCTTCGATCGGATAACCCATGGCAAGCTGCCCGTCGAATGCAACCGCCCAACGGTTCGACAAACGAACATACTCTTGGTATTCGATTAGATCGTTAGTTGCAGGTTCGATGAACGTAAGAGCATCATAGAGCCCTTGCGCTGCCTTGCGAGGCTTCTTCTTTGGGTTAGACGTACGCGCGGGCTTGCCGCTTGTATCGGGCTTGTCTTCGGTCGGCGTAAAGCCGGTTCCGGTTTGTGGTTTACCCCATGCCATAGTAAGTCCTTCCTCTTAAAACGGTACGAAGTCCTGATGACATTCGCAACCGCGTGCTGCAATCGAAGGCGGCGGAACCATACCGTTTAGCCCACATTGTTCGCCCTGCCATTTGAAATGCTCGCAATTGAGACAGGTCCGCGTGCATTCCTCAAGCGCTCGAATGATCGCGTCGTTCATCACTTCGGCAACCGAATGAATAGCCGCAAGCCGGTCTAACTTCTCTACAGCCATTAGAATTCGTATCCTTCGATTGCAGGACCTTCAGGGCGGTTTAGCCAAACGCGTATCTTCTTAGGTATTCTAAACGATCCCGACCCGCTTAGCACATAATCGTTGCGCTGGCCTTCCATGAATTCGCTATCCATGTGTGCGATTGCTTCTTCGGCAAAGACTGTTCGCTGCCTTAACCAATCGTGCGCTTTGTGTATGGCGAACGGCTTGGCGTCTTCGAACTTTATGTATTCGTAGAAGGTGCGCAAACCGCAATAATATGCCGCCTTGACGGAAATCGAACCGGACTTAGCCGTATGGCGATCGTACACTACACGCTGAACGTCTAACCACTCGACTTGCGGCAGAGTGGAACGAAGAACTTCCGCGTCATCTGCAACGTTGTCAATGCTCGGCTCGAACCGATAGGCAACATCAAATTCTTTGCCGCAACCCTCGCAAGTACGTCGTGAAGCGTGATTGTACGTCCCGCACTGATCGCACAACTTAACGGCGGCATCCCCTGGCTTGCCGTCACCTTTGGCGCGAGGGATCACAGGATCATTGACAGGTCCTAGCCGTTGCGTGTTGCCTGCGAAATCCAAGATCAGGCAGTTTTGCTTAACAAAACCGTAGAACGCTCGATAAATAGTCTGTTGCTTCAGCGATAGACGAAACCAATCGAAAGGCCGCATTCCACGCCCTACCATCTGAACCCAAAGGCCAGTGCTAAGCGTAGGGCGAAGCATGGCGATAAGATCAATCGGCGGGTGATCGAAGCCAGTTGTCAAAATGTCTTTGTTGACGATACACCGAAGTTCGCCGCGCTTGAACGCTGCTAATACCGCTTCGACTTCCTTGCGCGGCATCTTCGAATGCACGGCTGCGGCAGGAACACCGAAAGAGCCGCGAAGCATTAGCGCGATATTCTCGGCGTGTTCGATGCTTGCAGCGAAGATCATCCAAGAACGGCGTTCGTAACCGTAGTTCACGACTTCCTGAAGTGCCGAGTACGTGATTGCGCTGTTATTGATTGCGCGATTTAGCGCGCTTTCGTTGAAATCTCCGGTCGACGCCGAGATACCGACGCCAGTTAGCGGTAATTCGGTTGCAGTCTTCTTGGATATGACCGGCGAAAGGTAGCCTTCGGCAATAAGCCGGTTGAAGCCTTCAAGCGTGCATAGGTTGTAAGCAACATCGGTTGCAATGTTGCCGTTCGTTAGATGACCTAGACCCATTCGGTAAGGTGTTGCCGATAGAAGAACAATCTTAAGATAGGGATTTAGCATTGTGAGCGCGGTTAGAAACTCTTGATATTGAGTTTCGGCGTTCGGTGAAACTAGGTGTGCTTCGTCGATAACGCAAAGATCGCGGTAGCCGAACGCGCCGCCATGCTTCACCATCGACTTTATACCGCCGAAGATTAGCGGAGCATCGGTGACACGTTCGCCAAGTCCCGCGCTATGAATTCCTAACGGTGCATCCGGCCAAACGTCTCGCATTCTTTCGACGTTCTGCCCAATGATGTTCTGATCGTGCGTTGCGTTGATAATGCGTGTCTGCGGAAAGCGCAGCAGAGCGCGACGATTGAATTCGGCGACCCAATACGACTTTCCAGTTCCGGTCGGCAACGCGACGACAGGGTTCGCTTTAACGGGCGAACCATCGCGATTTGTCCCGCCTTTCTTGTCGAAGTAGTCGAACGTTGCGTTCAACGCTTCTTCAATATACCATCGTTCTTCGTACGGCATTAGACTATCGAATACCAATTATCGCAACCGGTCGCAATCACACCGTCCGGTATTGTTGCGTTGTGATAGTTGCAATACCAAGTCTTTCCGTCTTGCGGGATAGCCATGTTGCAGCTTCGACAGTTCTTTTCAGCAACCTGTCCTGCGTGGCAAATGCCTGCGAAGTGGCAATACTTGCAATCGAAGTAGGATACGCTTTCGGCGATCTTCGGCGGCGGAACCTGAGAAAGAATGATCTTTTCGGCCTTGTGAAGTTGATAGGCCGCGTCGTTCCAATCAAGTTCGACGATTTCGAAATAGAGTTCGTCGGTATCCTTGTTCACGGCGCAATAAATGCCGAACTTGATCCCTCGCGAATATCCGTATTGCGACATTTGACGGAAGTGTTCGGGCTTCGCTTTCTTGACGCCAGCCGGATTAGACCTAACAATGTCTGGCGTTTTCGAAACGACTTTGCCCGCAAGCTTCGTGTAAGACTTTTCGTTGTGCGTCTTGAATTCGCCAATCAGCCAATCGGCATAGTTGTAGCGTTCAGGCAGCTTTACAAGCGCGTCCAATGAGCCGCCATAATGACCGCCGCTTGACGCCATTCGGAATTGCTTGCCGGTTGCAGGGTCCGCTTCGTAAACTTCGCAGCCAATACCTTGCAATCTCGCGACGAAACGCGCTTCTTCCAAGTGACCGCGATTAAAGAGGCGAAGCATTCGAGCCTTGAACGGCTCTTGCTTAAGCCAACGAAATACGTTCCAGCTATAACGCCAGCAATCGCGCCCGATGATGGACGCGCCTAAGTGAGTTCGGGGCGCTTCGTGAAAAGCGACTAAGCATTCGGCGTCAACGTCCTTGCTGATCGTCCTGGCGAGTTGCTCGCGAATAATGTGGGAAGATAGATCAAGGAACATTTAACAGCCTTAGATAAAAAGGGCGACGGTTTCGACACCGCCGCCCTAATGCACGCTCTTCGAACTATTACGTTCTTGCGTGGATTTCGGTTAGCGCTGGCCCCAACCCGGCGTGCCGCCGCCAGTTGCGCCGCCCTGGGCACTCTGCCCGCCCTGCGCCCATCCAGCGCCGCCGCCCTGCTGCTGCGTGCCCTGGCCACCCTGGCCGGTGTTCTGGCCCCACGCGTTGCCCTGCGCACCCTGGGCACCTTGGCCGTTCTGCTGCTGGCCGTTATCCTGCGTCTGCGGGAAGCCGCCGCCCTGGCCGGTGTTCTGCTGCTGGCCACCGTTCGCGTTCGGATCGGGGAAGCCACCGCCGCCGTTCTGCTGGCCGTTCGGGAACCCGCCACCGCCGTTGTTCGGAAAGCCGCCGTTCTGCGTCGTCTGTCCCTGCATGGGTCCGCTTCCAGCCTTGCCCGGTTCGTTGCCGTTCACGTCGTACACGTTGACGATCTCGGTGTACTGCGGATTGTCCTTTTGCGGAGCAACTTCGACAATAAACGGCTTGTTGTAGAGTTCTTCGGTTTGCTGGAAACCGGGAACGCCGACGCAAGCGCAAACAGCGGCAAGCTGTCTATTGGCGATTTCGACAGCGACCGCCGACTTGTTGTGCAAGTTCAGACGCAAGTCCATGGATGCGCCCTTGTTAGGGCCATCGTAGGCGGTTAGGGTAAGGATCATCATCCCGCCGTCATTGTTCTTCGTCGGCGTAAGCTTGCCGTTCGTGACCGTCACCGGATGCTTACCAGCCGGAAGACCGCCACCGCCTGCAAAGGTCGGATCGTAAGCGGTAGCGTTGAACGCATATGCAACCATTTCGTCTAGTCCTTTAATTGAGTTATTCTTACGGCACTTATTCGCAACGTCTTGAAGAGCGTTCGAGAGATTATAGAACCGCTGCGCTAACTTGTCGACGATAACGATTTGTTCGTCAATACGAATGCGCTCTTGTTCTTCAAATACTCGCCTTCGCCCTGCCCTTATCTCTTCTAGCTTATCCTCCAATTCTTTGACCTTAGCGAATGCTGAAGTCATTTCGTTAAAGTTGCTGTTGTTCGTGCCGAGTTTGCGAAGCTTATCAATCTTGTCGACTAGCTTCGCTTCCTCGTCATCATTGAACACTGTTCCGCATCGCGACATATACGGATTGCCCACATTAGACGAACGGAACATCGCGATTGTAAATGTCGATCCCGCGCGATTTGTAGATCGCATCGGCAATTCGGTTCCAGCCATTGTCGGACGGAACCGGGATCACGCCCGAAATACCGTAGCGGTTGCCTGCGACATAGGAAGGTCGGCGATCGACACCCATGACACGCCCTTGGTTCATCGAATTCGCCTTGGCGAGTGCTTCGCCTTCGCCCTTCGTAATAAACAGCGGTTCGTGCAAGAACCCGACCATATCGGCCCATTGCGTAATCATTTCGCGCTTGCCGTAGTTCTTTTGGTTCTTCGGCGAATGCAGCAGCAAATCCCAAGTGTCGTATTCGCCGTGCGCTGGATCGATGACCTTGGCCGCGAAGACGTGGCACGTAATGATGATGTTGATACCGCCGTAGAGTGCGAGTTCGTCACACTCGCGAAGGAAGTCGGCGAACAGTTCGTTGGCGAACTGATAGGCTTTACCGTAGCCGCCTAGCGCCGCTTCCATCGTAAGCGCGGTTGCGTTTTTTTGGCTGAACTTCGGATCGCGACGCAACACGCTATCGTGTATCATGCGTTCGAGCGCTGAAGCACTGTCGAAAGCCAGGGTTGCAAAGCGGAATGTTCCAGCCTGCGCCGCGCTCTTCACTTCGCGCACAAGAGCCATGACTTCTTCGAAGGTGTTCAGCATCGGCGTTTTCGCAACGTTCATCGCAGCGTAACCGATTTCGAGCGGCACAAGCAACGTCTTGGGTGCGTTGCAAGCCAGTGTCGTCTTGCCGATCTTCTCGACACCCGAAACAACAATGCGCTGCCCCATGAATGAGACGCCTTCGGACACGTTGCTAAGGAAGTTGCTGTCACTTCCGATGCTTGAGCCGAACGGGTTGTTACCCTGGGTTTGCTGCCCGATGCCCATTGCTGCGAAAGGGTTCGTCATAGTTTCACTTTCCATTCGCTAGATATTTGTCGTAATTGTCGGATCGCTCGAACCAATCTTCAATGTTGCCTAGCGCTCTTGAAGCTTCCTTAGCTTCGTCGCGCATTTCGGCAAGGATATCGACGATATAATTTTGGTTTGTGAGTTCGACAATACGTTCGCGGGTTTGAGGGCCTAGCTGATGGAAGTCCTTGCCGCCTATCAGTTGCGCCATTTCGTTTAGGTCTTCGACTTCAGGAAGCGACATGATCTATCCTCGAAAGCAGCATACGTTGGCCTGCGGTATGCTAGCGCAGTTTGTCGACTTCTAACGCGAATGAGCAACGCGGTTGAAGCCAGCCCTTGCGACCCGTAGCTTAGCCGTTAAGGCCAGCCTTGGGAGCCTTGATTTCGAGCGAACCGGTTGCTTCCTTCGTCGTAACCAAGCCTTCGACAAGGGCCTTGACCTTCTTGTCGATAGGGTCGGCGGCATCCAGCTTTTTGAACTCGGACTTCACGAATTCAGGCGTCCACTTGATGCACCGTTCGAACAGCAGCTTGCCGCGATCGCCGAGTTCTTCGGCCTTGTCTTCGGCTTCGTCGACCTGATCGTTCGTCGCGGTGATGTTCGTGGTAAGCTTCTTGCCGAACTTCAGCGTAAAGCCGTTGTTCAACTCTTGATTGTTCATACCTTCCTTCGCCGAAGGTCCGAACGCGAATGCCTGCGCAGCCTTGCGCGCTTCCATTTCGGTTTCCTTGGCCTTTGCAAGAAGGTCTTTGGCTTCATCCCAAACCTTCAGCAGCGCGTCACGCTTGGCAAGCCAGTTCGGATTGTCGAGTTGCGGCGCGTAGTTCGGCGCGTTCACGTCAAATTCGACAGCGGGGGTGTTCTGCGGCCAACCCATAATACAATGTCCTTCCTTGATTTCGCCCGGTTGCCGATCGGTTCGTTAGACTTTCCAACCCCCTTTGAGAGAGAAGAACCGAACCGATCGGTTCGGCTCTTGTGCGCCGGGAACGATCAGCGGTCAAGCCTCAAAGTTGGGGTTGCATAAACTTTTGTAGAGGCTAGTTTGCCGCCGAACTCCAACCTTGGGCGATCCATGACAGACACAACCACTTGTGCCCCGTTGCTTGAGCGGACACTAGACCTTGTTCGAAACGCGCCGAGAACAGTCACTTATCAGATGATGGCCGATCAATGCGGCGTTTCGGTTGGCTGGGTGTCGAAGTTCGTCAACCGCCATATCGAAAACCCTGGCATCGTGACTGTTCAATGCCTGCATGACTATCTCTCGAATGTGGGCAAGTAAGCGTGACGCATACGTTTCATAGAATACCGGACGAACTCAAAGCTTTGGTTCAATGGATCGTTTGGCGTTACGAAGAAAGCGAAGGTAAGAAACCAACGAAGGTTCCTTACTCGCCTTTGTTCAAGACACATGCCGACGTTCAAAAGCCTGCAACATGGGCAACGTTCGACGAAGCTGTTGCCGAATTCGAGCAAGCGAAAGGCCAATGGAACGGCATTGGCTTCGTCTTCACGCGCGATGACGAATATAGCGGTATCGATCTTGACGATACGGAAGGCGATCAGACTGCGTATCAGCGGCAGTTGAAGATATTCGAAGTCTTCCAATCGTACACCGAACTAAGCCCTAGCGGCACCGGCATTCACATCATCGTGAAAGGCAAGGTTGATCGCGGTCGGCGTCGGTCGAAGATCGAAATCTATCCGCATGAGCGGTTCTTTACGATGACCGGCAACGTTTATCGTGATCTTCCGATCAACGAACATGGCGAAGCGCTTCAGCTTCTCTATAACGAAATGGGCGGTCCCGCCGACATTCACGACAATCAAACCGATCAGCCTGAACGCGAAGACGACGCAACCGTTATGTCGCGCATGTTCGAGGCGGTGAACGGTGATAAGGCGCGTGACCTGTATGAAGGCCGCTACGATACCTATTACGAAAGCCAGTCCGAAGCCGACTTTGCGCTTGTCGATATCATTGCGTTCTACACGCAGAATAGGTTCCAAATCGTACGCATCTTTCACACGTCGGCTCTAGGCCAGCGTGATAAGGCTAAGCGTATCGATTATATGTATCGGATGATTAACCGGGCGTTCGATCGCCAGTTGCCGCCGATCGATACCGAAGCGTTCCGAATTGCTATCGATGATGCGATTGCAGCGAAGGCCGAAGCCGAACGCAAATCGGCGGCGCAGGAAGGACCAAACGCCGCCGATACCGTTGGCGTTAAGCAACCGGGCGCGGTGCAATCCAACGGCTCGCTATCAATGGCCTACGATCCTGCCCGCGTCAACCCGCCAGGGCTCGTCGGGGAGATCGCCGACTTCATTTATGCCGCTGCGCCCCGTCCGGTGTACGAAATCGCCCTGGCTGGGGCGATCGGGCTTGTCGCGGCTGTTGCCGCCAGGGCCTACAACGTGAGCGGAACGGGCCTTAATCAGTACATCATGCTTCTTGCGCCTACAGGCACCGGCAAAGAGGCAATCAATCGTGGTATCTCGAAACTGTTCAACGCTGTTCTCCCAAGCGTTCCGCAATCGGGAAAGTTCATGGGACCGGGCGAAATCCGAAGCGATGCCGCTTTGTTGAAGTGGCTATCGCGCGAACAGTGCATTCTTACCATCGCGGGCGAAATGGGTTTGCGGCTCAAGCAAATGTCAGCGCCAAACGCGAACAGCCACGAAATCGGGCTTAAGAAGGTGTTGCTCGATTTGTATTCGAAATCAGGGTTCGGCGAACAGCTTAACCCGATGGCGTACAGCGACAAGGACAAGAACACCGACGTTATCTTTTCGCCATGCTTTACGATGATAGGCGAAAGCACGCCTGAACGCTTTTACGAAGCGCTTGACGAAGGCATGATCTACGAAGGTCTTCTTCCTCGCTTCACGTTTATCGAATATGATGGCCCTCGCCCTGCACTGAACAAGGGTGCATGGAATGCCGAACCGACATTCGGGCTTGTCGAGAAGCTTGGCGCACTCATGGCGCATTCGCTCCAACTTCAAGCGGCTGGCAAAGGCTTGCACGTCGCAATGTCATCCGAAGCCGATCAACTCTTCGACGCATTCGATAAGTATTGCGATGAAATGTGGAACGCTAAGAACTCCAACGAAATCCACAAACAGCTTTGGACGCGTGCCCACGTTAAGGCCATGAGACTAGCAGGAACCGTCGCGGTCGGTTGTGACATGGACAATCCAACGATCGATAAGCACACCGCACAATGGGCGACCGATCTAATCGTTAAGGATGTGCTGCGTTTGATTGGCAAGTTCGAACGTGGCGAAGTTGGCGAAACCAATCCGTTCGGTGCCGACGAAATGAAACAGCTTGAAGACCTTATTAAAGCCTGGGTCAAAATCGTTCGCGATCCTTATGCCGAATGCGCAAAGAAGTACGGCTTGCTCGATACGATGCACAAGGATGGGGTTGTCACGATCACCTGTCTATCTCGCTATGTTTCTAAACTCGCTTCATTTCGGAAAGATCGCGCCGGTTCGGCTAGAGCGCTTGACCGTGCATTAAAGCATCTTTTGGACGGTGACGAGATCGGAGAACTACCGAAAGATCAGTGCGAAACGAAGTATGGTCCTAGAGCGCGTTCGTTCGCTATCAAACGTCCCGCTCGCTTCATTCTCGAATAGGATAGAGTAGGATAGCCGGTTGGATGGCTAAGTGATTGATATCATTGCAGTAGGATAGAATAGGACAATAGGATAAGCATATGTGTGTCCCTCGAACTCCTGGCTGTCCTTAAGGGTCTAAAAAAGGAGATATTAGTATCCTATTATCCTATTTATCCTATTGGTATATATTTCAATGACTTAGCAATCTTACTGACCATACTATTCCATCCTATTGGCTGAAATCCGCCATTTCCTGTCGAAACACAAGGAAACTAACGAAATGTTCATCGAAACTAACGCATATACCAACACGGGCGAAATCGAACCAACTTTGTTGAACGTAGATCGCGTGTTACGCTTCGTTCCTGGCCATGTAGATAACTGTTACGCAATTTACGATGTGAAAGGCGACGACTTCATAAAGCTTGCCGAAAGCCTAACATCGATCCGCGATAAGATTAAAGGAGTTTAACGAAATGTTGATCGATCCAGCCGAAGTCATCGCGAAGTGTGAGGAAATGTCCATGACTGCACTAGCACTTGCTCGAAATACGAGAGACGAGCGCGATCGTAAGTATTGCGAAAGCTTGGCAGGTGCATACGATCATTGCATTGCCATGTTGCGGGGAACCGACCGAAGCGGACCCGAATACGAAGCTATCAAGAAGCGCTTCGAAGAGGGCGATTTCAGTTGACAACCGAAATTCTCCGAACTAGATAAGGGATAACGAAACGGAGCAACGAACATGACGATCGTTTATCAGGTTGGAACACGCGAAGCCATCGAAGCCGAATTCGGTATCGACGTTCAGCACGCCGCCGCGATCGTCCAATTCGTTGACGACGAAGTTTATCAATGGTTCCCATGCGAGAACGTCGAAGCCGCAAAGGTCGAAGTAGAGGAAATGACAGACGGCAAGGTGTTCTACCTGTGACCTTCGCCGAGCAAGTCGCAGTTGGCGTTGCAATGCTGATGGTCCTGGCATTCGTGCTGGATCGCATCGCCCGTTAATGTGGGCATCTAGGAAGGACAAAATATCATGAAACTGCACGCAACAGTTAGCTGCCCGCAACGTGGCGTTTACGTTGTCGAATTCGATTTCCTTAGCCCGAACGGCGTAATCGATAGGCAAATGCCTTGTTTCTCGCTGCCTGCCGAAAGCTACGAACACGCTAGAGCGATCGAACAGGCTTACGCTAATCCGCCGAAGGTGAAGGGGTAATCAATGCGACCGAATGTTGAAAACATGATGCGCGCTGCCGTATCGCTGCAAGTCGCTGCTATAAAGTTTGGCGAAGACGATACCGAAGTTCAGGCGGACGCACGACAGGCGATCACCGAAATGCGAGACGCGATGAACGCAATGCAAGCGAACCTTGCAAGCATGATGCGAGCAAGCGAATTTCGTCGGCATGGAAAGAAATCGACAAATGCGCCGCAATTGCTGAAACAGGCGCTTGACTAACACCGAAGTCGAGCGTAGATAGAACTTGTCACTTGGATAAGGACTAGACGAAATGCTTACCATTCGCACCGCCGCTGAAATCCGCAACGAAGTCGCTAAGCTGCCTCTGACTTCGCCCGAACTGTTCGCGCAATTCGTCAAGATGGAATGCGCCTTTGAAGCCGGTCGGGTTAAAGGCTATCTCACTGGCAAGATCGCGCCCGTTCGCGCCGTGTATGGCGACTGGAACGCCGATGCGTTCGAACAAACGATTGCGATCAATAAGCGCATTGCCGCTATCGGTGACGTGGTTCGCAAGCGTCTTGAAAAGGAAACAGCCGAATGAGCCGCTTTGATTTGCGCAAGTTCAACACAGGGCAGGCTAAGCGAAGGCTTAAGCCTGCTGAAGTTGTTACGCCGAACTGCCGAAGCCTTCGAGACAATGACGAATGGGTGTGCCCCGAACGCGGTTGCGGCCTGCGTTGGGGCGTTGGCGAACGTCGCCCGTTGAACTGTCCGCTTAAGGGTAAGCCGAAATGACCGAAACTGAAGCCGAGCGCGAGAAGCGCGCTGCGCCGTATGGCCGCAATCGCAATGGCGTACCGAACAGGCCGAACGAAGCTTGCGTAATCACCGTGCAATGCACGAACAAGGCGCTTGCGATCGAATGGGCTGCTTACATCATAGAACAACAGAAAGTTCTTAGCGCATTGCCGCTCGCAAAATTAAGAGTTGAAGATTGGCCTGAATAGCCGTTGACAACGAACACGCCGAAGCGTAAGCCGAACTGACAACAGCACAAGGATTTGGCTGCAATGAGTGTTAAGCAAGTACGCGAAGAACGCGAAAAGCGCGAAGTCCGCGCTGCTGAACGTGCCGCCGCAATTGATCCAATGTGGAAAGGCGAAGTTTATGCCGATGGCAATAGCGTTAAAGGGCGATATCCTGAAGGATGCTTGCCACGAGCCGAAGTGCTTGTACGTTGCGAAAGCCATTGGGATGCTTGCCTTGTCATTCTCGCATATGGAAAGGGCGAACAATGAAGATCGCGCCCTACATTCACCGATGCACCATCCGAACCGGACCGCTTGAAGGTAACAAGAGCGCGACCGAAGTGACGCCCGTTGAATTCGAATTCGAAATGACGTGCGAGCATTGCGGCGAACTTCTCGCGCCGGGGCACAAGATGGTGGCACATCTGTACGCCGAACTGTTGCAGGGCGAAGACTGATGGCCTTCGAACAGTTCAGCCACAACAGCGAAGACACGATCTATCATCAAAAAGACGAACACGGCTTTAAGTTCGCTTTCCTCGTCGTGTCCGAATACTTCGAAACCCCTAGCCATGGCGTAACGATGGTGTTAGACGAAATCGTTGAACACCTGAACGCCAAGCAAGCTGAAAGCGAAGAAGATGAACTTTGACGAAGCCATGAGCGAAGCCGTACAAGGCGCACGCGTAACCTGCGACTATCTCGGCGCTGGCGTGTACGTCGACTATCAGTTTAGCGGCTGGCGTATCAATCAACCGAACGGCATGGCGTCATCGGGCTTTGGCTTTCGTGACGAACACAAAGCGCAGGAATGGCGTATCGTCTGCAACGAACATAGTTGGGTCGAAGGGGCCGAAGGTGCATTCGCAGGCTTTACGCATCACTGTTCGCTTTGCGGCGTCGAAGGCAATCCCGAAGTTCCCAAGCCGAAGCCGAACGTATGGGGACGCCCGCGTATTGCGTTGGGCGAAGCTGGCGTGCCTGAAGGATCGACGCTTTACGCTTCGACGAAAGGCGGCGGGAAGTCGTATTCGGGCAACATCAACCGCGACTTCGGCAAGATGGCAGCGCCCGCCAAGCCGTCCAATGTGGGCACCGCTGCACCGCTGTCTGGCCTTGCTCTAGCCCGCCTGGAACGTGCCAAAGCCGCCGAGCCATTGCCTACCCCTGATAAGCCTGCTAGGCCATGGGGAGCGCCAGCGGCTAAGCCATGGGGACCGGGCAAGTGAAAGTAATCGTGTTCGTTGTTCTCGTCGTTCTAGTTTTGAACGTTTATAGAGTGATTGACAGAAAATGATTACTCACGAACTGAAAGTTCATCCGCAATTCTGGCAAGCGACGAAACGTTGCGAAATGCCGTTCCAAATTCGCCGAAATGATCGTACCTTCAAGGTCGGCGACATTTGCGTATTGCGCGAGTATGATCCGAAGTTCGGCTATGTCGACCGCTACCAAAGCGTTGCCTTCCCAATCACCTATGTCTTGCATCACGAAGATTTCCCGAACGGGCTTCAACCTGGGTTCGTCGCACTAGGCTTTGGCGTGCTGTCAATGCTGGATGATGGAAGGTAACGCCGATGATTACGCATGACTTCGAAGGATCAACGCACCACTTTGGACCGCCGAAGGGTATGGAAGATCGTTGCGGTTGGCTGCATGTCTTCCACAATGGAACGCACGCCGTATCAGCATGGAAGCCTAGCCCCGAAGACTTGGCGCGGCTGAACGCTGGCGAAAGTGTGTTCTTGTCGGTGCGATCAGGATCAACGCCCGAATTCGTGCCAGGGGAAGACGGCGGTCATGTGATCTTGCACCCTGTCGTGCATCCTGTTTTCGTCGGCCTTGAAGCTGATACGAAGAGCGTTGTCGAAGGTGACGGCGGCGAGTTGTGGTGAAAAAACCCGCTAAGTATCATCGGAATGGCCGGTTAGTCATGCAGGGTCATGACGTGTACGCCGATGCCAAGAACGAAATAGCAGCCGCTACGATCGTTGACGCGTTAGAGCGCGCAACGGGTCGCATACCTAAGGAAGAACCGAAATGAGCCTTGCCGCGTTTATCGTTTTCTTAGGTATTGATGCTTATCGTCGGCATTGCATCATGAAGGACAACGAACACCAATGAGCCCCGAACAACTCGCATCGGTCAACGCCGAACACTCGCATCAGCGCGCATTGTTCGCATGGTGCAACATCGCCGAACGGTTCGGGTTCGATCTTGCTTGGGATGAACGCACCTACGAAACCGGCGCACTTGCGCAGTTCGTCGAAGGCGGATGCAACGCCCACATGGCGATGCCTGTTCCCGAACTCAAGTGGTTCCACGCGATCCCGAACGGCGGTCCTCGCGATGCGATCACCGCTGGCAAGCTTAAGGTCGAAGGCGTCAAGAAGGGCGTTCTCGATTGCTTCTTGCCATTGCCGATGGAAGAACCGAAAAATAGCAACTTTGCGACTTTGACAACGTATTGCGGTCTTTACATTGAACTGAAGCGTCCGAAGACCGAGAAGGAAGGCGTGCGCAAGGCGAGGATCATCGATCAGCAAGGCGGTACGCTGTCACCTGAACAAACTGAATTCGTCGCTTATGCGCGCGGTGTTGGCTACGCTGTTAGCGTCTGCTATCATTGGCGAAGCGCTGCGGATGACCTACAATCTTATATCGAAGCTGTACGAAATAGTCGTTGACAGCCGAATAAGCTGAAGTTATCTGTTGTGTGTCACTTGGATAAGGGCTAAACGAAATGGTACGTTCTGAAAATCTTCGCATAGCGTTGCAAATGCATCGTGGATCGCTTCGCGCAACAGCTATGCTGTTCGAAGTCGAAGAAGGTTCGGACGATCCGCGCGCGATCCAAGGTGGCGGCGGTCGCAGCGAAAAGCTTTACAAGATTATTCGCGGTTCAAAGCGTCGTATTGACTTCTACGTCGCTGCCCATAAGAACCGTTATGACGAAGAACTGCTAGTTCGCTATCGTCCATAACTTCACCTGGAAAGGGAAACAACATGGCATTCATCGCAATAACCTATGTCAGCACTCAAGACGCGTGCGACAAAGCCTATCGATACTTCCGGCGCAGTAGCAAGCTGTCGAAGTACAAGCGTATCGGTCGAGGGCATTACGAATTCACCTTCCACGTTCCAACTTTGTGGACGCGTCAAGACGTGGAAGAGACGTTTCGCATTGCGTTTGCCGGTGTAAAATATTCGCCACCGATAATCGAAGAACTGCCTATCGACGTAACACCCGAACCGTCGAAGCCTACGCCAGCCGAAGCGATGAAAAACCTAAAGCTTCAGATGGCCGAAGCGGATTACATTTTTGATCCGAACCGCGAACATAAGCCGCTCGACACCTTTCCGAAGTGCATTCCTGGCGCAGCGCGTGTTTCGCCTGCTATGGCGATCGATCCCGCAACCGGCGATTATTGGCGATCGTCGCAACCCGAATATTGGGATTGCGCAGCACAAGGATGGCGCGAAGTCGTCACGTTCAGCGACAATCAGGAAGAAATTCGTCAAGCTAACATTCGCCGTTGTATGCAGCGCGCGAATAATCTTCGTAATGCAATCGAACTTGATAAGGGGAACTGAAATGGCACGCAACACTTGCCTTGAATGCAATGGTCGGGGAACCGCCATGCCTTATCGCACCATGGCCGAAATACCGGGATCGCCGTACAACACCTTGGCTTGCGAACGTTGTGGCGGAAGCGGCAAAGTTGGTAGCGCAGCGAAGGGGTTTACGATCGGTGTTCTTTGCAGCGCCGTGGCCTGGGCCGTTATCTTTTGGATCGCAGCGCAATGGGCCTGAAACACGCAGCACGCGATATCCGCAACTCTCGCATCGATGTTGCTTCGACTATGGAAGCAATTGTCACAATGCGAAATCTTTCCGAAGGCAGCGAACGTGCGCAACTTCGCGCTGCTGCAATCCACGTCGAACACGCAATACGAAATCTTGATGCTGCGTTGTCGAAAGTAACGCCTCGTTAAGAGTTGGCCGCTATCAGAGAACTACCGAAACGCACAAGGAATTGGCGAAATGATCTACTCTGAAGCGGCCTACTTCGACGGCTACCACTATGCCCACATCGTAGCGTACGAAGAGCATAAGCAAACCGAACGCAATCGCATCGCTGCTGCGAAGCGCGCCGCAATTCGCGGGCTCTACAAGGAACGGTCGGTGAAGTTCGAAAGCCCTGTTCACGCCATGCACGCCGCCATCGAAACCCGCTACGCGATCCGCTCTTGCGCCTAATGTGGGCACCGTGCTACTTCCTGGCTTGTCAATAGCTAGTTAGGAAAAAGACATGCCTTCCCAAATCCCCGATAAGGGCACCGTCAAGACACCGGGCGGTTACGACGCCGTTGTTCAGGCCGTTATGCAGGTCGACGAACAGGGCAATTACGCTGGTGGCGGTTCGGGGGCTGCTTCGTCTGATCGCGAACTTGTCGTTACGACGTATATTGTGAAGAATGCGTTTAGCGGCGCTTCGGTTGGCGATACGATCACTTCGACACGCGTGCTCGACGTTTCTGGTGCGATCCCTTCGACTGTTTCGGTAATTTGGCGCAACGAAACGACAATGGCCGATTTGGTTATTGCTCCGAGCGGTGCCGATCTTACGGTTGCAGGCCAGCCGGGTTTGACTGATGCGCAGTTGCGTGCGAGCCCTCTTGCTATTGCAGGCGGGGCTTTCGGTGCGACTAACGACACAACAGCCAGTTCGGATACTGGCACCTTTAGCTTGCTTTCTTTGTTTAAGCGTCATTTGCAAAAAATGACTTCGTTGATTGCTTTGTTTCCGGCTTCGCTCGGTGCAAAGACTTCGGCGGCTTCGTTTTCGGTTGTTCCTGCAAGCGATGCTTTGTTCGGTGTTGCGGGTAACGTGGCTAGCGGAGCGGCAGACGCAGGCAATCCGGTAAAGGTTGGCGGTCGATACGCAGCTACTTTGCCGACGATGCTTGACGGCCAGCGTGGCGATCTAATGCAAGATAGTCGTGGCGGCTTGATTGTTTCGATTGCGCAAGGCGGTCAATCGGTATCTGTAGGTTCGCCGACTGATGCTGCAACTAACGCCCGAAACGCGCTTTCGGTTTTCTCTTTCGGTGCAAATTTCGACGGTACTGTTTGGCAGCGCCAGCGTGGCGACACTACCGGAACTTACATGGTCGGCAACGTTGGTTCCGGCGTTGCTGATGTTGGCAATCCCGTTAAGGTTGGCGGAGTAGCTTCGACCAATCCTGCTTCGGTTACAAGTGGCCAGCGTTCTGATCTTTGGTTGTCTCTTAACGGTGCCGCCATGGTTTCAGGCCTCGGATTGGCCGGCTCGGACGGTTCGCCCAATACAACATTGCGTGGTATTCCGGCAGTCAATTCAACAAATAACGGTCATTTGATTGTTGCGCCTTACAACTTTAACGGAACCGCTTGGGATCGTCAACGCGGTGATGTTTCGGGCATCTACACGGCGGGAGCGGTTTTCTTCACTGAAATGATTACACCCCTTGCTGTTGGCGCATCCTTTACAGGGGCTAATCGTAACAACGGTGGTGTTGCTGGCGGTGTTGGTTCTCGGTTCAATTTCTTCGTTGCAGAAGCTTTTACCGATGTTGCGGGATCTACGCTAATTGTTGAGAAATCAACAAATGGCGGCACTTCATATCAAATTGTTGGCAGCATTGCGCTTTCAGCGAATACTTCCGTTTCGCTTAAAGTTCCTGTTACCGCCGCCGACTATCGCACTAGACTTACCGCCCAAACCGGTTCGGCGCAAACTTTGGCGCGTCTAACTAGCGCCTACACAACCGCTTAACGGGAGTATTTAGTTATGTTCGATCCAAGTTGCGCGCATGTTACCATCGGGAACAAGCGCTATCAGGTTTTGAAGCCTGAACAGTTCGAAGACTTCGTTATGGGCCAGGATGACGACGGTAACGATATCGTCGAAAAGGTTCCGCTTCCCCGCGAATGGGACGAAGAAGCGACTATGGCCCTTGTCAACCGGGATCATCCGCCAGCCAAGCCGCAGGAACCGGAAGAGCCCACGTTTCAAGATGTGAGTTCGTGATATGGCTGCGCTCACTGATGGCAAGGAAATGTCAGTTGGCGCGGTTTACGTCGGCGACGTTACCCTTTCGTACAAGGCTCTTCTCGCGGTCGGCGCAAGCAACCGGCATGTTTCGGTTGCTTGTCCTAACGTCAAGGCAGGGGACAGCCTTTCCTTTCGACCGATCAATGGGTTTCCCGATGGCTACAATATCGGTGCCCCTTACTGTCTGACTGATGGCACGATCACGGTTCCTGTTTCGCACCCGGCGCTTGTGCTTAATCAACAGTTCGATATCACCGGCAAAGTTTATCGCATTATGACATAATTTTCCGCCTTGACGGCAAATTGTGACAGGTTTAACCCGGTTGCCTCAACAGCAGCCGGGTTTTTCTATGCGCGATAAGTTCCTCGAAATTAACTTCCAAGAGAAGACCCGCGTTGTAATCGATCAAGCGAATATGATTATCGCTGATTACGCCGAACAAGGCTTCAGCCTAACGGTTCGCCAATTGTATTATCAGTTCGTTGCCCGAAATTGGCTGAAGAACACAAAGAACAATTACGAACGGCTCGCCTCTATCGTCGACGATGCTCGCAAGGCTGGCTGGATCGATTGGACTGCGATCGTTGACCGAACTCGCTTCTTGCGCAGTATCGACAATTGGCCGAACCCTGTCGAGTTCATGAAGGACAACGTAAACCATTACGCCGAAGACGTGTGGCGCGATCAGGACTATTACGCCGAAGTGTGGATCGAAAAAGACGCGCTTATCGGTGTTGTCGAAAACGCCTGCAATGCGCTGCGTGTTCCGTACTTCGCATGTCGTGGCTATCCGTCATCGTCTGAACTCTATCGCGCTGCGCAGCGTCTTCGCCGCAAGCGTGCGCAAGGCAAGTGGCCGATCGTCTTCTATCTCGGCGATCATGACCCTAGCGGGCGACACATGGGCGTGATGAACGCGCCCGAACTTATCGAAATGTATTCGCGTTCGGCTGATATCGAAATCACGATGATCGCCCTTAACCGCGATCAAATCGATCAGTACCAACCGCCTGAAAACTACGCGAAGGAACACGATGCGCGTTACGGCTGGTATGTCGAAACAACCGGCCTAGACGTTGGCTGGGAACTTGACGCGCTCGAACCAAAGGTTATTGACGAACTTGTTCGTTCGCACGTTGAAGGCATCCTTGACCGGCAAGACTTTGACGCTAAGCTAGCCGAAGAAGCGCACAACCGAAAGCGTATCGAAGACGTTACCGAACAATTCGACGATATCACGGCAAACTTGCCGATGATCCGGCGCTATCTGGCGAACCGCACGCCTGATATCGACGCAATGTTATTGCGGGGAAGGTAAACCATGGGAAAGTATCAAAATAACGGCAAAGAAGTGATCTTTTGCGTCGTCGCTGACAATGGCGGGCATTGCGAACAGATTGTTCACATTGCCGATGCGAGGGACGCCGAAGCGGCGCATTTCTTGCAGAAAGCTGCGAACGACTTTTACGATTACATGGGCGAAGCGGACAGCACTAATTCGACCATCTGGCGTCCGCAGAACGTTCACAGGGACAGCCTTGTTGCCAATCTTCGCAGCGTGATCGAACTTGCCGACGTGCTGAACTTGACGAAGAAGCTTCTTGTTCGCGGCAAGTCGCCCGAAGACCTGGGATATCAGCCTGTCAAGCTGCATGAAAGCTTGGCGGTCGAGTTCGATCCTATGAACACCGACGAAAAGACGCTGAACGTTGTTCACGGCGCGCTGGGCGTTATCACCGAAGCGGGCGAAATCGCTGAAATGCTGCTGTCGATTATCGAAGGTGAACCTATCGACGATACCAACGTCATCGAAGAAAGCGGCGATGTTCGTTGGTATATAGCACGCATGTTGCGCGGCATCGGCAAGACTGATCGCGATTGCGAGCGCGTCAACATCAGCAAGCTTCGCGGTCGACATGGCGAAACGTTCAACGCCGAACGTGACTGGAACCGCGATCTTGCAGCCGAACGCAAGCGCCTGGAAGCGGACGCCGGAACACCGCTGTTCGAACGCCTTTTCACAAACGAAGCTGAAGCGGTCGAAGCGCAGAAAGTCGAAACCGACAAGCTGTTCGACGAACGCACGAAGGCAGGCGATGCGATCAGCGATACGCCGAACGGTGGCGAGAACGTCGGCGATCCTAAGGCGATCGTACGGGCGCAGATGCAAGGCGATCCCCTGCCCGAACCACGTACCGCCGACATGGACGCCCTGGCCACCGCCGAGCGCGCGGGACAGCCTTCGCCATCCAATGTGGGCACTTCGTCCCTGGAACGTCCGATTGGCGATATGAAGCCGGTTTCCCCTGGCGGCATTCGCGGCTAGGATCGCTAGGCCCGGTTGAAGCGTTGTGCCGATACCGGGCCTTTCGAAAGGAATAGTAATGGCTACGAACACGAAGCCGACAACGGCAATCATCGACGGCAAGCCGCTGAAGCCGATCGGCGATGAAGTCGAAAGCAATCACAACACGCTTGATCCGGCGCAGCCGATGCCGCTGGCGCAGATCACCGACGATCGTTATAAGAAGCCGGATTACAATCCGCAGCGTCGACCGGGTAGCTTCGCGAACGTTCAGTCGGATACGACGATGAACGCGAAGGACAGCGAAGCACTTGTCGACGAGAAGGGCGATCGTCCTTCCGCCGCCGAAGTCGAAGCGGGCGAGAACGATCCGCGCGCCGGGACCGAGACGCAAGAAGAAATGGACGCCGAAACCCCCGGCAAGTAAAAGCGAGTGACGCGGACATGAACGAACTGCCTAACTCTGAACGTCTCGCAGCGATACAAGCGAACGTCGATAAGCTGAATTCATGTCCGCGTCATGAGTTTAACCCTGCAATTCCCGGCATTGAACAAGGTGTCGGCGCAATGTTCGGTCAAAAGATCGAATGCAAGCGTTGCAACGGCAAAGCTGATTTGCTGTACGTCAATGCGTATATTCGCGGCTACGAAGCCGCAGGAAAAGACGGAAACGATATTCTACCGGGATGGAAGCCTAAAGAGCTAAAGCGCCGGTTCTTCAAGGGCGATGACGAATGACCGAAGCTGAACTTCTAAGTATGTCTCTGCATGTCGACGTAAACGGCAATATGCACGCCGTACCGCATATCGAAGCTACAACGTTCAATCCTGGCAGCATCAGGGACGCCGAGCGGCTTCTTGCGTCAATGCGCTATGTCACGAATGTCAATAGCATTACGCCCGATTTCCGCGCTCTTATTGCATCAGCGCAGCTTATGTTCAAAGTGCTGTACGAACATCAGCAGATATTTGAAGCCCTCGTTAAGATCATGGACGAAGGCGGGCAGGACGAAGTTTCCATGGCGCTAACGCAGCATATGACTGCGAACCAACTCGCGAGACGTGCGGCTATCGAAGGGCCTGAAATTTTGTTGGGCAACTCGAATTAGCTGTTGACGCAATCCGAAGATCGAATTAGACCTTCTCTTGTCGGGCCGAAATGCCCACAATCAAGGAAGGACAATTCAGTATGACGAAGAAGGATTTGGGCGTTCTGGCGGTTCTCGTCTCGGCAATGACCGTTGCGGCAACGCCGTTCCACATGGCCACCGCCAAGGACCTGGGCAAGTTGGTTGACGACGGTTTCGCCGAAGCCAACGACGAAATCAAGGACGGCGACAAGATCGCCACGCGCGCGACCGAAGCCGGTATCGCTGCCTGGAACGAAGCTTTCGCCCCGAAGGTCGCCACGATGGACCCCGAAACCGGAGCCGTCACCATCACCGATCCCGCCGTTTCGACGGGTGACAATAGCAATGCCGGAACCAACGAAGGTTCGACGGGCAACGAAGGGAACAACACTAACGTGTCCACCGCAGCAATCGCAGTCGTCCGCGCATCGGGCTTCGCACCTTCCATCGTTCGCGCCGGTCGCTCCGGTCGCAACCTGTACGACTTCGACAGCCTGAACGTCGGCGATATCATCTTCGTGCCGAAGACCGCCGAGCGCGAGAACCCGGCCAAGTCCCTGGCGTCGACCGTTTCGGGCGCGACCGCTCGTTTCGCCGAACCGACAGGCAACATGAAGACCGTGAACAAGACGATCTACAAACTCGGCGAAGACGGCAAGCGCCTGAAGGGCGACGATGGCAAGCTGATCGTCGATCGTGTCGAGCCGACCACGGTTCCCGAAACGCGCGAGACCCGCAAGTTCGCCATCGAACCCGTCGAAGCGGGCAAGACGTATGGCGATTACGTTGCACCCGGCGACGGCGCGGTGATCTACCGCAGCGCGTAAGCCGGCCCTTTCCCCGCCCCATGGGGAGCCGAGCCCCGTCGACCTTAAGTGGTTGGCGGGGCTTTCCTTTTGCACGCTCTAGCGCTATCTGTTGGTTAAATTTTTCGGGGCCTGCAACGATGGATCACGTATATATGTTCATTTGTGGCGGCATCGGTGCAATCATCTACGGTTTTCCGATGTATTTGCAGTCACGCCGCGATGAAGAACTAAAACCCGACGCGCTTTTTACGTTTATCTTCGTGATCTTCGTCGGTTCGGTTATCGGTGGCCTGTTTACTCCGGTCATCGGCAACTTCGAACTGTGGGGCTTCAATCTGAAGTTCCTAGAACGTTATCCGTTAGCAACGGCAATCGGAATAGTAGCTAACAAGCTTGTTCCGGTCTTCATTGATAAAGTTTTGAAGCGTGCTTCTTCAAACTGAAAGGCCCTAGCAATGATTAACGACACGATCGCAAGCGGCGTTATGCTATTCATTTCGGCTATGTTCGGCTATACGCGACACTTCTTGTTCGAGCCTAAGATGACGCACTATCCGCCTGCGCCAAAGTGGCTGTTAATCGTTTACTTCGGTTTCGCTACAGTGCTATTCTATCTGTCGATGAGTTTTCTTCACGCCGCTGCGTTCGGACCTTGGACAACCCCGCCGCAAGCTGGATCGCGCTTCACGATGATTTCGCTTGCGTTGCTGATCTATAAAGGATCGATGCTTTACAACGTTCTTAGGCAGCGCTACCCTGCCGAAGTTTGGCAGCGTATCAACCGCATTACGTCTGTTGTCGTCTGTTCGAAGAAGTGAGGCGTTATGGATAAGGTTGCATTCTACCGCCGAGTTCGTTCGAAGCTTGGCGCGCTTTCGCAATCGCAGGTTGACGGGTTCGAGCGCATTCTTGACGTGACCGAAGGTTCGCCGCTCGCTTACCGCGCCTACATGCTTGCAACGCCCTGGCATGAGACGGCGGCGACAATGCAGCCGGTTCGCGAAGCGTTCAAAATGTCGGAAGCGTGGCGCAAGAAGAACCTGCGCTATTGGCCGCATTACGGTCGCGGCGACGTTCAGCTTACTTGGCTGGGCAATTACGAACTTGCCGACAAGAAGCTTGCTGAAGCCGGTTTGATCCAACCCGGCGAACTCGTCGCCAATCCCGATTTGGCCATGCGCCCTGATATCTCGGCGTTCGTACTTCTTAACGGCATGACTGAAGGTTGGTTCACCGGCAAGAAGCTGTCCGACTATCTGCCGAAGAAGGGTGTTGCAACGCGTGCGCAGTACATTCAAGCGCGCCGGATTATCAACATTCTCGACAAGGCCGATCTCGTCGAAGACTACGCGCAAATTTTCGAGCGCGCTTTGCGGGATGCTGGCCAGACAGCCTAATGTGGGCATTGCTTAAGCTTCCGATCTAGCATATGTCTTCGGCATGTCTTGGGATGCTTCTTCACCGCCGCCAATTTTAGAAGGCGAAGACGAATTAGCGCTTAAGCTTGAGTACGCACGGCTTACGCACAATCGCGCCGATCGTATCCGTACGGCGGGTTACGATATCTTCAAAGGCCCTGGCGAGTACGGTCGAGCAATGCAGGCCGCTATGTGGCGGCACGATCCTATTGTTCGTGATGAATGGGAGCGCTTGAGCCGCGACGATGGCGCAGCCGAGACGTTGCCGACCGAAACGGAATACAAGGCTTGGCTTTGGCGACAGGCGCAGACTGCGACCGATCCCAAGATTGCCCTTCAGTACGCAGAACTTTACGGCAAGACGCAAAATATCGTGCCTGTCGGTGGCAATACGAACGTCGCAATCAACGACAATTCAACGAAGAACATGTTGATCGTTCCGGCGATGCCGATCACCGACGAAGAGAAAGAAGTGGCTCGTCTTCGTACTGAACAGCGCCAAGCGCGCCTAATGCAACATGCCCGCGAACGTACTAGCGCGTAACACCGATCTAGGCGAAGTCGTTGGAGGCGGTTGGGCGGTTCTACCCGACACGTCGCAAGAAGACGCACTTACGACAGACGCTAACCACATTCTTTATCACGGTACGCGCGGCCCTGGTAAAACCGATTGTCAGCTTGTGCGCTTCGCGAAGAACGTCGGACTTGGTTACGGTAGCTACTGGCGCGGCGTGATTTTCGATCGCAAGTACAAGAACCTTGACGATCTTATCGCGAAATCCAAGCGCGTCTTTCGTGCGATCTTCGGCAAGCGCTGCAAGTTCCTCGAAAGCAAGGGCGACTATAAATGGGTTTGGGATACTGGCGAAGAACTGTTGTTCCGCCAGTTCTTGAAGGTCGATGATTACTGGAACTATCACGGTCAAGAGTTCCCGTTTATCGGTTGGAACGAACTTTGCAAGTATCCGAACGCCGAACCTTACGAAAGTATGATGAGTTGTAACCGTTCCTCTTGGACACAAGAGAAGAACGGCGTACGGCTAGAAAACGGTCAATGGAACTTGCCGCCGATCCCGTTGGAGTGTTTCAGCACAACGAACCCTTACGGGCCTGGGCACAATTGGGTTAAGGCTCGGTTTATCGATCCTGCACCGAACGGCGTAATTCAAGAGAAGATTGTTACGGTCTTCCATCCTGCGCTGAAGATCGATGTTCAAATCATCACGCGACAAATTGCGATCTTCGGTTCGTATAAAGAAAACCCTTACCTTGATCCGATCTATGTTGCCGAACTCGAAAGCATCAGCGACCCGAACAAGCGCGCTGCATGGCTAGAAGGCGATTGGGATATTGTTGCGGGCGGCGCTATCGATGACGTATGGCGCAAGGAAATCCATATCTTGCCGCGCTTCCCGATCCCTGCCGAATGGCGTATTGATCGCGGGCTTGATTGGGGTTCGTCGCATCCTTCCTCTACCGGTTGGTTCGCCGAAACCAATGGCGAAGAGATTGTCATTGAATATACAGACGGCACCGAAGCACGCTTTTGCCCGCCGAGCGGTTCGCTTATTCAGATAGGCGAAGTCTATCGAACTGAAAAGTTCGGTAGCAATAAAGGTCTTCGTGACAGTGCTTACACGCTGGCGAACCTAATCAAAGATTACGAAATCAAGCTTCTTGCCGAAGGTTGGATCGAAGAACAGCCGTGGCCCGGACCCGCTGACAATCAAATTCGAGACGTGCGCGAAATCGATGTTGACACGATCGAAAAGAAGATGGCCGATGAAGGCATTCGATGGATCGAAAGCGACAAGTCGCCAGGATCGCGCAAGGTCGGACTTCAGCTTTTGCGCGATATGCTAGAAGCTGCTATGAAGCGCAGACTAGACGCGCCTCACATTTACTTTATGGATAACTGCCGAGCGACGATAGGCACCCTGCCCACATTGCCGCGCGACGAAGATGATCCCGACGATGTTGACACAGACGCGGAAGATCACGCTTACGACATGGTTCGGTATAGGGTGCTGAAGGGTGCAAACCGTTTGGCGAAGAAGCTTAAAGTCAAGGTTGTGAATTAAGGGGTTAAGATATGCCGAATGTTTCGTTTATCCATCCGCTAGTTCGCAAGCTTATGCCGCAGTACGAACTAATCCGCGATTGCCTTGCTGGCGAAAACCAAGTCAAGTTTCGGCGTTCGAAGTATCTGCCAATACCAAACGGCGCAGATACAAGCGAAGACAACATGGCGCGTTACAACGCGTATATCGAACGCGCCGTTTTCTACAACGTCGCCAAGCGAACGCAAGGCGGTCTTGTCGGGCAAATCTTCATGCGCGATCCTGTCGTGAAGGTTCCTGCTATGCTAGATGACGTCATAATCGATGCGACAGGCAGCGGCGTTCCTCTCGAACAGCTTGCGTCTGAAGCTGCGTCGTTTGCACTCGGCTTCGGTCGAACTGGCCTGTATATCGACTATCCCGCGCGCGATGAAGAAGATACGCCGATCAGCGTTGCCGAACTCGAAACCGGCGAAGTTCGTCCGACGATGAAAGTTATTCCGCCATGGGATTGCATTAACTACCGCGTCAAGCAACGCGGGGCAAAGATCGTTCTTTCGCTTGTCGTGTTCCGCGAAGACTATATCGCAAACGATGACGGGTTCGAAACGAAGATCGCCGATCAATGGCGCGTTTTGCGCCTAGACGAGAACGACGAATACGTTATCGAAATCTATCGTAACAAGATCGCAAATGGTCCCGAAGAGACGTTTCGACCGAAGGGGCCTGATGGCAAGCCTATTGACGAAATCGCCTTTTCGTTTGTCGGCGCTATCAGCAATGATCCGAAGCCGCAAGAACCGCCGATGTATGATCTTTGTTCGATCAACATGGCGCACTATCGCAACAGCGCCGACTACGAAGAAAACGTATTCATCATTGGCCAGCCAACGCCATGGTTCAGCGGCCTTACTGAAGAATGGGTTACGAAGGTGTTGGGCGGTTCCGTTGCTCTTGGCGCGCGCGGCGCTATTATGCTGCCTGTCGACGGTGAAGCCGGTTTGCTTCAGGTCGAGCCGAACACCCTTGCTAAAGAAGCAATGGATCAGAAAGAAGCGCAGATGCTTGCACTCGGCGCTAAGCTTGTCGAAGGTTCGCAGGTCGAGCGTACCGCAACCGAAGCGGACTACGATAACACTTCGGAGAACTCAATTCTAGCCAACGTTGCAAAGAACGTCGGTAGCGCGGTCAAATGGGCGCTCGAATGGGCAGCGTACTATGTCGGTGCAAGCGAAGCTGGGATCGAATACAGCCTGAATACCGAATTCGACCTTACGAAGATGACGCCCGATGAACGTCGCCAGTTGCTTGCCGAGTGGCAGGCAGGCGGGATCGCCTGGGAAGAGTACCGCGAAAACCTTCGTCGCGGTGGCATCGCCAAGCTTGACGACAAGGCCGCAAGGACTGCGATCGACAACGAAGCCGCCGACGCGCTCGCCCGCACGGTGGAGGAAGCCGGGAAGCTTGCAAAGGCTACCAATGTGGGCAACCCTAGCGATCCGGCTGCTGAATAATGGACCCGCTTCTTAACGTCATCCTTCGGCATCAAATCTATTTGGAAGGACTGAAGGGCGGGCGAAACCTTCAGTTAGTCCAAACGATTGCGCAGCTTGATAAAGCACTTAGAACGCAACTCGCATTCGTCGATTACGACAGTCTCGGCGATATGACGAAGACCGCGCTTGTAAAGTTGATTGCCGAACTAAAGCGTACGGCTCGCACCGTCTTTGACGTATGGCTAAACGAACTTATTCGTTGGCTGCAAGAGTACGTCACAGTCGACGAAGACTTTTGGCGCTTCGCTTATTCGGTATTGGAGCCGACGAAGACGGTTGAAAAGGATGACCCCGAAAAGCTGTATGGTACAGCTATGGCGTTTCCGATGGCAGCGAACGGTATTTTAGCGCTTTCGTTCCTCAAGGGTTATTCAATCCTTGCGGTCGAAAAGATCGGACAAGCTGTTAATCAGTCCTATGCTAACGCTGAAACGCCGCGACAACTTACGCAACGTTTGTTCGGTACGAAGGATCGCCGCTATACAAACGGTTTAACCGCTATGCTTCTTAGGCAAGGCGATGCTGTTAGCGACACGATCATTCAACACGTTGCTGCGCAAGTTCACGCTTCAGCAGCGGCCAAGATATTCGAACGGTATTCGTGGTGTTCGGTGATCGATGACGGCACGACGCAGATATGTCGCGATCGAAACGGCAAAGTCTATTTGTTCGGTAACGGGCCTGTCCCGCCTGCCCACATTCGTTGCCGATCGTCGATCTTCCCGTTTAACGGAACTGTTGCCCCGGATATGCCAGGGTTCAAGTCTTGGGCATCATCGCAAAGCGAAGTCTTTATTAACGACGCGTTTGACGGCAACGCCCCTTCGCGGTATGAAAACGCCAAGGCAATTAACCTTGCTGAATACCGGGCGAAGCGTTCGCTTATTCTCTCTTAAGGAAGGACAGACAATGGCACTTGCGTTCAAGATCAATAAGGCAAAGTACGATGCACTTTCGGACGAACTGAAGGGCGAATACATCGCTGGCGAAAAGGACGGCGAATTCGTTCTTGACGTGAACGACTTGCCGCAGGGCGAAGACGTGGAGCCGATTAAGCGTGCGCTCGAAAAGGAACGCGGTATCACGAAGGCGCAGAAAACTACCATCGCCGATCTTAACAAGAAGATTGACGAGTTTCCCGACGTGGAAGCGCTGAAGGCTGACAACGAAAAGGTTGTCGGCAAGTACAAGTCTTTCACCGAAAAGACCCTTGTCGACAACGCTGCATTGCAGATTGCGACGAAGATTTCGACCGCGCCCGCGCTTCTTTTGCCCCATATCAAGTCGCGTCTTGTCGCCGATGTTTCGGGCGATGAGCCCGTTACGAAGGTACTCGGCGCAGACGGCAAAGTTTCCGATCTTACCCCCGAAAAATTGGGCGAAGAATTTATTGCAAACAAAGATTTCGCCGCTATTATCATCGGTAGCAAGGCGAGCGGTGGCGGGATGCCACCAGCTAAGCCCGGCTCACAGCCCCTTGGACGCGGGACGCAACCGAAGGACGGCAACGACAAGCCGAAACTGTTTTCAGACATGACGCCACAAGAACGTGTGGACGCCATCAATGCGAAGAAGGCAGAAAAGGCTGAAGCGGCGCAACAGTAACGCGCGGTTCGTTCGTCTTCGATAAGCGAGAACCGCCAGGGGAATTTTATCATGGCTCTTTCAGACTTGGCGGTTTTCAGCGAATACACCTATTCGACGTTCGTCGAAAGTATTTCGCAGCAGCTTAACCTTTTCAACGCCGCTTCGGGCGGAACCATCGTCCTTCTTTCGGCGGCGAACGAAGGCGATTTCAACGATGTTGCCTTTTGGGGGCAGATCGGCGGGCTTGTTCGTCGGCGTAACGCCTACGGTTCCGGCGCGGTTGCCGAGAAGAACCTTGAACACCTGATCGATACGATGGTGAAGGTCGCCGCAGGCACGCCGCCTGTTCGCGTTGATCCCTCGCAGTTCGAGTGGATACAGCAGAACCAAGAAACGGGCGGCGCGGTCTATGGCCAGCAGCTTGCGGAAGCCACCATTCAAGACATGCTCAATACGGCGCTGATGGCGTTCGTTGCGGCATTGACCGGCGAAACCGAAGTGACGAAGGACGTTTCGGCGGCGGATACTTCGCTGAATTCGCTGTTGACCGGCGCTTCGCTCATGGGCGATCGCTCCGATGCAATTCGTACTTGGGTCATGCACTCGAAGTCGATGTTCGATATCTTCGGCGTTGCGCTGGCCAATACCGCAGGCTTGTTCAACTTCGGTACGGTCAACGTTCGCCAGGATGGTTTCGGTCGCCCGTTCATCGTTTCTGACAGCCCTTCGCTGATCTTGACCGGTGCCCCTGACAAGCACTATATCGGCGGCTTGACGGAAGGCGCTATCCGCGTCGAAATGAACGGAGACTTCGTTCAGAACGTCGAAACGTCGAACGGCAACGAAAACATCAAGCGGACTATTCAGTCCGAATGGTCCTACAACCTGGGCATCAAGGGCTATTCCTGGGACAAGACGACGGGCGGCAAGTCGCCGAACGACGCCGCGCTTGCGACCGCGAACAATTGGGATCGCAACGTTACGTCTCACAAGGATACGGCGGGCGTTCTTCTTCTCGCCAAGTAACTTCGCGCGTGCGGTAGGGCTTCGGCTCTACCGCATTCGTTATGACGGCAGGGGTTGACCTGGAATTCGGTCCCTGTCGTCTTATCGAATAGTGAAGGAACCGGGCAATGTCGAAGAACAAGCGTAAGCCGCCGAAGACGATCTATTTCACGAAGGGTCACGCGACCGAAGAAGACTACGCAGCCGCCGAAAAAATCGGAATGGGCGTGGTGTTTCGTCGTGGCGATTTGATCGTCCCTGAAGACCCGTTGGAAGAGTTCGACGCGGTTGCGGGTGACGTGCCTGAAGTCTATGCGGTCGAAGCCGAGCGGCGGGCGATCCTGGCGGGCGAGAACCCGCCGCAGGACGCGCCGAAGGCCGATGCCGACGCATTGCAGCCCGGTTCCCCGATCGCGCCTACGCTGCCCGCAGGGGCGGCAACGCCGACGCCGAACCCTGCCCCTGCATGGAAGCCGAACGCATAGTTTTCCGGCAAGACGGTATTTAGAGAGGCTAGCGAACGTGGCAATCATCGTTGAAGACGGAACGAATGTTGCGGGCGCGAATTCCTACGTGTCGCGTGCTGATTACATCGCTTACGGTGCAGCGCGCGGCACGACTATCGAAGATAGCGAAAAGGCCGATCAAAACCTTATCAACGCAATGGACTATCTGAACGTTCAGTGCGTCAAAGGCGAAGTTGTGTTCATTACGCAACCGCTACCGTTTCCGCGTTGGAAACTTGTCGACGGTGATGACGAAGGCCCTTGGACGATCCCCGCGAATATCAAGCTGGCGCAAATGCAACTCGCCCTTGACGTTCGCAACGGCATCGTTCTTCTTCCGTCCCGTTCCGCCGAACCGCAAGTCAAGCGCGAGAAGGTCGGACCCATCGAAACCGAATTCTTCGCGCCAGCCGGTTACGCGCCCGACATTCCGCTTGCGGCTGCGCTTCTCGCACCCTTCCAATGTGGGCAAGGCTTCAAGCTGAAGACCTATCGAGTATGACGAAATACGCACGTCAAATCGAAACAGCCAAGCGCCTTATCGATAAGTTCGGCGCGGAATGCGTTTGGGTTAAGCCAGCCGCCGAAGACCCGAATGCAAAACCGTGGCGCGACAATCGCCAGGGGGAAGCGGAAGAGTTTAACGCAAGTGTTGCGTTCTTCTCGGCGAAAGATTTGGGTTACGGTTCGACTTTGGCACTGGCGAATATGGCTGGCACCGAAGTTCCTGCGCATTCACGAATGGGGCTCATGTCGGGCGGTCAAGAGTTCAACCCTGAACTAACCGATACTGTTTGGTTCAATGGTGACGAAATCGACATTACGAAGATCGACAACTTAGCGCCGGATGGCGAACCGATCTTGTTCTTTCTTTGGATCGCGTGATATGCCCACATTCAACTTGCGCGATGATGTGTTCGAATTGTTTACCGATCGCTTCGACGTGTCAGAGATCGTTGCCAAGTGCATCATTCGCTATCAGGGCAAGGAAAAGGGCGAAGAGCCGAAGCGCGACTATTGGGTTCGTATCTCGACAAGTGAAGTTGGATCGCCTCAAGTCGCCTTCGCCATGACGCCGGAACCCGACGCGTCCCCTTCAGTTTACGAAAGCTTCGGCCTAGTATTCGTGCAGGTTTTCGCGCCCATGAGCGAGGAAGACAGCTTTCACAATGGCGACTTGATCGCTAAGGCCGCTCGCGATATATTCAGACGCGTTGAAACGCCATCGGGTGTTACGTTCCGAAACGCAAGGTTCAACGAACTCGACAACGACGGTAAGTTCTATCGTTGGAACGTCAAAGTCGAATACGAATACACCGAACGAAAGGGGTAATACAACATGGCAGACGCACCCGAAAAGCAAGACAGCAACTTCGTAGGGCTCTACATCGCCCGCGAAGCAAGCAACGGCGTACTTCCGGCGAACCCGGTCTTCAAGACCCGCGAACCGAACGAATTCGACGATCTCGGCGGCGATTACACGCTTGTTGCACGTCGTCCCTACTCGCCTTCGCGCCAGCGCAAGAAGGGCGGTATCACCGATCTTGACGCGGACGGCGGCTGGAACGAAGACGTTACGCTGCACAACATGCAGTCCGAAATGGAAGCGTTCTTCTTCGCTGCGCTTCGTCGCAAGGGCTATTCGGTGAACGTCGCCGCAGTCGCTTCGACCGACGATTTCACCGTTGACGCAACCGCCGACTTCTTCACAGGCGATATCATCCTTGCGAGCGGCTTCGCCAACGTCGGCAACAATGGGCGTCACGTAATCGACAGCATCACAGACGGAACGCACCTGTCGACCGCAGATCAGCTTACCGACGAAGCCGCCGAGCCTGGGCAGACGGTCGAGCGTATCGGTCATCAGTACGTTGCAGGCGATCTTTCGATTTCCATGATCGGCGGCATTGCTCGCATCGTTTCGGCGACGAATGCGTTCCTGAATTCGCAGTTGCTTGCTGGCGAATACATCGTGGTGGGCGATACCGGCGCGGCAACCCAATTCGCCGACATGCCGCCGTTTTACGCACGCGTGAAAAGCGTTGCCGCGAACGGTGCGTATATCGACTTGGATAAGACGACGCGCACGATCACAACGAACAACGGTGCGGGGAAGACGATCCGCATCTTTTGGGGTTACTTCGTCAAGAACGAATACGATCCCGATTTGATCGTGAAGTACACGCATACGCTGGAACGTACACTTGGGCGTGATGCTGATGGTCGGCAGTCCGAATATATCCCCGGCTTCACGTACAACGAACTGACATGGAATTCGCCGCTGGCGGATAAAGTCAGCGTCGACATGTCGGGCATCGGCATGAAGTCGAAGCGTCGCAAGGGTGCGGAAGGTCCGCTTATTGCGCAGAACGGTACTGTCGTTCTTCCCGCGCCGAGCGAAGACTTTATCAACACGTCTTCGAACGTCTATCGCATCCGGCTTTCAATCGTCGACCCGAACACCTTGAACCCGACGCCGCTGTTCGCGCGAGTTACCGAATTTTCGGTAACGGTGAATAACAACTTGTCGGCGAACAAGGCGCAAGGAACCCTGGGCGCGTTCGACACGACGGCGGGCAACTTCGACGTTGACGCCGAAATGACGGCTTACTTCTCGACTGTCGATGCTGTCGACGCAATCGAGAACAACGAAGATTGCACCTTCGACGTTATCTATACGAAGGACAACAGCGCAATCATTCTCGATATTCCGTTGATCGCACCGGGCGGCGGGCGTCTGACAATCGAAATGGATCAGCCGATCATGCTGCCTATGTCGATCGCCGCAGCCGAAAGCCCGTTCGGTCATACGGCGTTGCTCAATTGGCTTCCTTACGTGCCTGATAGCCTGATGGCGACCGGCTAACCCTTGAATGTGGGCATCGTATCAGGTACGACTTTAAGGGACGCTTCGGCGTCTCTTATTGTTTCAGGAAGGACGAAATGCCATGGGTTTGCGTAGCACTCACAAGACCGACAAGAACGCCGAAACGAATGGCGTTTGGCTTGCGGTCGACATGAACGATCACAATAACGAACCGATCGAAATCAAGGTCGCGCGCATGGGGCGCACGAACAAGAACTATACCAAGGCGCTTGACTTGGCGACGAAGCCTTATTCAGCTTCGATCCAAAACGAAACAATGCCGACTGCACTTGCTGACAAGCTGATGCGCAAGGTGTTCATTCAAACCATTCTTCTCGATTGGAAGAACCTTCCGAAGTCGGAATTGACCGGCAAAGAAGACGATGCCGATCTTCTCGACTTTACGCCTGAAAACGCAATGGCATTGTTCGAAGCGCTTCCCGGCGTCTATGAACATTGGGAAGAACTTGCGAAGAAGACCGCGACTTTCCGCGAAACCGAACTTGAAGGCGAAGCGGGAAACTAAGCGCCGTTCTGATCTATCAGCATAAGTACCCGCCTGATGCTGAACGAATTATCGTAGAGGAATGCGCTAGGACAGGGGACCCAATTCCTGCCCACATTCTCGACAAGCCGGATTTGTTTCTTGGCCTAGCGCTATACCTGAACGCATGGTTCGAATTAGATTTAGAACGGGACCGAACCAAGTTTGAACCGATCCGCCGTTCGTCATGCTGGCAATATGCCGCCGATTACGATTTAAGCGAAGAGCAAGCGAATGATCTTTGGTATCTGATCGGCAGAATGGATCGGGACTTTCTCACTTGGTATAAGTCTAAGCAACCGAAGCCGAAGCCATCGCATAAAGGCGGAAGGGTAAACCGACGTGGCGAACGATCTTAGGACACTTGGCAAGCGAATGAATGCACTTGCAGATAGCATTCCCAAGCGAGCCAACGAACTTAAGAAAAAAGTCGTCATGACGATAGTATCTGATCTTGCGTATTCTACGCCGGTCGATACGTCGCAAGCAATCTCGAACTACCAAGTAAACACCGTTCGTCCTGAAACAGCTATTAAGGCTCACTTTCAGGGCGAACGCGGTTCGACATATCAAGCAAGTGCGCGCGAAACTATCGATCGCACCAGGACTTTTCTTGAGACGGTGCAGCCCGGTCAAGCTGTTTACATATCAAACGTGTTGCCGTACATAATCCCTTTGAACGACGGCAGTTCTACACAAGAGCCAGCCGGGTTTATTGAAAGGGCGGTTCTCCTGGGGCGCAAGGAAATCGTTAAGTTTCGACTACTTAAATAGGGGCTTATGATGGCCGAAGAACGCGCCGATATTGTCGTTACTGATAAGGTTGACGACAATGTTGAAAAGAAGCTTCGGTCAATTGGTACTTCTTCGGAGAAGTCCTTTACTTCGGTTCAAAAGCTGAAGGGTGCCCTTGCCGATATCAACACTTCGGCAGTTACCAAGCTTCAAGCGGCCATGGCTTCGAATACGAATGCTATTGCGCGCGAGTTGAACGCTACGGCCAAGCTTGAAACCGCCCGTTCGAAGAACGCCATTGCCGACGCCAAGGCGGCGACAGAGACGCAGCGCCTAGCGACAGAGACAGCCAGGACAGAGAAGGCGCAGCTTCAGGCCGCGCAAGCCGCCGCATCAGCAGCTAAGGCGCAGCTTGCCCTATCGGATGCGCAGGCCCGCGCGACAGCCAGGGCGACCGCAGCAGCCGCCGCCAGCAGCAAGGCCGCGATCGGGGAGGCGCAGCAGGGGGACGCGGTAGCCAGGGCAAGGGCGCAGTTCGAGGCGGGCGAAATCTCGATACGCAAGTACATTGCCGCGATCCAGGCGAAGAACGCAGCCGAAACAAGCGGGGTTGCGGCTAGTGAACGAACTGTTGCAGCCGGAACGAAAGTCCGATCGCAGAACGCGAATATCATCGCACAGTTACAGGATATCGGCGTATCGCTGGCTGGCGGGCAGAACCCGTTGCTTGTGCTGATCCAGCAAGGTTCGCAGTTGTCTTATATCGCTTCGACGATGCAAGGCGGCGTAAAGGCGCTTACGATGAGCATTCTTGGAATGCTTGCACCCTTTGCCGCAGCAGCCGCAGTTGTCGGCGTGCTTTATGCCGCGTTCCGCATTTGGCAGAACGAACTTAACGATCAAGCGAACCTTAAAGAATACGCGAAGTCGCTTGGTTTAACTGCAAACGAAATGAAGGAACTTAAGGACGTCCACGTAACCTCCGGTGACGTCATCGGCGGCGTATGGGATACGATCAAAGAAGCGATGAACCTTGAAGAGAACTTCAGCGCTCTTAAGGGTTGGGCAAAGTCCGCTGTCGATTTCATCATGCGAGTATTGAAGAACTTTGCATTCGGCATGGTCGGCTTGTTTACCGGCATGTTCGAAATGATGAAGCAACTTTGGACTAATCTCCCCGCTATCGTTATGGATCAAGTCTTGACGACGGCTAACGGCGTCATCGATGCGATCAATTGGGTTGCGAAGCAATCAAACGAAATCATTGGAACGAACTTCGGGCAAGTGGATCGCCTGAATAACAAGTATGCCGGTTCGGCTGTAGGCGCGTGGAAGGCTACGGCCAATGCCGCGCTAAAGGGCTTCCAAGACGCCGAAAACGGCTACAATCGTTTTGTTGATCGGGCAGGCCAATACGCCGACAAGCGCGCCCGCGATCGTATCAAAAAGCAAGCCGATCTCATTAAAGAGAAGCGTCCCGATGGCCCTAAGCCTACCAAGCAAGCCAATCCGAAGACTCGTGACGACTTCTTGAACGATACGAACAAGAAGCTTGACGATGAACTTTCGCGCATGAGAATGCTTAAGGATGAGCGCGAAGCGCAACAGCGTCTTGACCAGATTGAAGAAGAATTCGCCAAGCGCCGCCAGCCTTTGACGCAGCAAGAGATTGCCGGGTTCCGCGCGAAGATTAAGGCAATTCAAGATTACAAGTACGTTCAAAGCGAAATGGATCGTATCTATGAAGCCAGCGTTGCACCGCAACGAACGCTGAACGCCAGTGTCGAAGCCGCTACGGATTTGTACGACAGAGGGGCGATCAGCCTTGAGACTTACAATCGGGAATTGAACAAAGCGACCGAAACGTATCGGCAGGCTACGAACCCGCTAAACGCGATGGAAGAAGCTGTCGCCGCTGCTGAACGGGCTAACGGCAAGTACGGGGTTGCGCTCGAACAGGCGAACTATCTTGAGCAAATTCGTGCCGCACTAAAGACGCAAGGCATTCCCTTGTACGACGTTGAAACGGGCAAGATCAACGAACAGGCCGAAGCACTGATTAAGCGCAATGATGCCTTGCGTGCATCGCAGACGATAACGAACACTGTTGGCGCTATCGTAAATCCGATAAGCGAAAACGCCACCATGTTGGCGAACAAGCAAGCGTATTACGATGAACTTAATCGTATGGCAGATGAGTTCAACTTGAGCGAAGCCCAGCGCGCACAAGCTAAGTATGCGCTTGACGCCAAGTTCAACGAAATGCGCCTGTCGAACTACTCTTCAATGTTCGGGCAGTTGGCGAACTTGTCGCAATCCGGTAACAAGAAGCTTGCTGCGATCGGCAAGGCTGCTGCTGTTGCTCAAGCGCTGATCGACGGCTACGCAGCCGTGCAAAAGGCCCTGGCAAGCGCCCCGCCGCCGCTGAACTTCGCAATGGCCGCTGTTGTCGGCGTCCAAACCGGAATGAACGTGTCGAAGATACTGTCAACCAATGTGGGCAGCTTCCAAGGCGGTGGACAGTTCATGGTGGACGGGCGTTCAGGTGTCGACGCAAACAATATCAACATGAACGTTACTCGCGGGGAACGCGTAACTATTGAAACCGCAGCGCAGCAACGTGCAAACGATAACGGAACTTCGGCAGGACCGACCCCGGTTAGCGTTAAGTCGATCAACTTGTTCGATGAAAAGTCTTTCCTTGCTGCCTTTGACAGCGACGAAGGCGATATCATCATGACGAACATTATTCGTCGCAACGCAAGTGACTACGCAGCTATTCTAGGTAGCGCACAATGACAGCTTATCCAACTTTGATCCAGCAACCCGAAACCCCGATCGTTGAAAAGCTAGTTTGGGTTTCGGACAAGATCACGTCGGATGACGGAAGCGAACAGCGTTTTTCGCTCACGTCTTTGCCTAAGGCTAACTTTTCGGGAACGTTCGTATTCAGCACTGAAGCAAGCATTCGCCAGCATCTTGCGACAATGTTCAACAAGTTCGCTAAGGGTTTCGATTGGCCAATTTGGCACAATCAAGTTGTTCATAAGCGTTCGGCTGCGAACGGTGATCTTGCGATCTACTGCAACACTCGGCGATCGAATTTCCGTCAAGGTGGCAAACTGCTGATCGTGGAAGGTGATAAGTTCGAAATCCGAACTGTGAACCAAGTTCTTACCGATCACGTTACGATAACCGTTGCCTTGGCGAACGCTTATTCCCAGCGTGCGCTAATTATGCCGATCCGAAGCGTCTATGCAAATGGACAGCCGAGCCTAAAGAGAACTGCCCACAATAAGGCGGGTGACGCATCGTTCGACTTTATCGAAGTTTTGCCGCAAGACCCTTTCATTGCTCAAGCTGACAAGGTTGCGTTGCCGCAGTTTAACGGCCTGCCCGTATTGAACCGTCGTCCGCGCGGCAACGAGTACACGCAAAGCCTGAACACCGGCATGGAAGCAACCGACTACGGCGGTATGGCCGATCTTCGATCGCCCTGGCTTGTTCCGCAATGGTCGGGTTCTTTGAACTATCAGTCTGATCGCATCGCCAATGTCGAAGATTGGTTCCATTGGCTTACGTTCTTTGACTATTGCTTAGGCTCGGTTAATCCGTTCTACGTTGCGCAATATCGAAACGATTTGGAAGCATTGCCGGAAAGTCTAAGTTCAGGCGCAAGCAGGATTATTCTAAAAGATACCGAATACAGCGATAACTTCTATCCTTATGAAATTTTCAGAAACGTACTTTTTTATACCGACGAAGGTCTTCAGCATTTTGCTGAAGTAACTAGCGTTTCCGTAAACTTCAGGGATGAAGACACGATCGATATTGATCCGCCTTTGCCGTCCGGCAATTGGGAAACCGCAAAAATTGCTTTCTTATTGAAGTATCGTATTGCTGATGATACGGTTACGTTGACACATTCCGGTGTCGTTTCAGATATATCGATCAACGTTCGGACGGTTGTAGAATGACTTATCTTGACGCCGAACAGTCGACGCACAACGGCAAGCCGGTAGAACTCTATCGTTACGCCGGAACTTACACGACGTTTCGATATACGACTGCACCGCGTAAGATCAGCTACCAAGCGGACGACGAAACGCAAGCCTACGACTACTTGCCTATTGCAATGAAGCGATCGGCGGTGAACCAAACGACGCAGAACGACGATAGCGGCGAAATTACAATCGATTTGCCGGTAAAGACCGATCTTGTTTCGATCTACGGCTTTCAGATTGCGCCGCCCTCGCTCGAACTCACTATCTTTCGCGGTCACAATCTCGATTTCATTCGTTATTGGAATGGCGACGTTGAGAACATTTCGGTTGTTCGCGGTGTTGCAACGATCCGCGTTCCGGCTCGTCTTGCGGCTGCACTGAACACCGATCTTCCTAACGTCTTTTTTCAGTCACAGTGCAATCACGCACTTTACGATAAGCGTTGCGGCATAAAGTTCGAGGATTGGAGCGAGACGACTTCTATCGTATCGGTATCGGGCAAAAGCATATCTGTTCAAGCTGTCGATAGCAATCTTAACGGCAAGCTTAAGGGCGGCGATGCAATTTTGCCTTCGGGCGAAAGACGGATGATTGTCGAGCAAAACGGAAACGAACTAACAATCAATTATCCTTTCTCACAAGCGAACGTTGACGATGCGATAATTCTTGCAGCCGGTTGCGACCTTGCCTGGGCAGGTGATTGCGATACTCGTTTCGCCAATACCAAGCGCTTCGGCGGTTTTCCGTTTATTCCGAACGACAACGTTTTCGAGAGTACGCTTGAACCCGGCAAGAAGTACGGCGGGGAACCTTGCTTGCCGCAATGTATGCCAGGGTTCGAGCATTACGAATTCACCGCTGTCAACAATCCATACGAAGGCCAGTTGGGCGGTCATTTCAACGGCTTCGTTATGGCCGCAGATACGACAGGCGAAATGGAATTCGTCGAATTCGTTTGCAACGATCCTATAACCGGCAAGCGTTACGGTGCGTTCCGTTGGAATGTCGAACCTGAAAATATTGTTCAGCAGTATGTTAGACTGACAATTCAGGGGCAAGGCACTGGCGATTGTCCTGCAACCGAAGACCCCGTTACGGAAAACAGGTGGAGTTTCTATCAGCTATATGTGCAGGGTCCCGGCTGGCCTACGCCGAGACTTTGCCCGCCAGTTGCGGTTAGCGCGGCAAACGGGGCACCGGGCGTTGTCGCAGGCGGTATCGTGCTTGGTTTGTACGGCTTGTTCCCTGAACAAATGGTCTTCAACTTCTTCCCGAATTACAATGATCCAGGGTATGTCGGCTGATGTGGTTCCTTATTGCTCTTGTCGTTGTTTCGTTCGTTGTCGGCCTTCTAATTCCGTCTAAGGTCAAAACCGAGAACGCGAAGTCTCAAGGCTTAGATCAGTTCAACGCACCGCGTTCTAAAGAAGGCGATCCGGTCCCTAAGTTTTGGGGAACCGTACTGCTGAATTCTCCGAACACGGTTGCACTTCACGGCTACACCGCAAAGCCGATCAAGCAAAAGCAAAAGACCGGCATCTTTTCGTCGAAGAAGGTTACGGTTGGCTTTCAATACTTCGCCACGCTCGACTTAGTGTGGGCACTTGGCCCTGGCGTGATCTTTCGTCGCATCTACTTCGGCAAGAGCCAAGTTTGGGCCGGATGCCTTTACGACAAGCCTTCTTCGAACATCATCAATATCAACCTTCCTGAATTATACGGCAAAGACAAGACTTCGCGGGGCGGCATTTCGGGGACGATTGCAGCTTACGGCGGTAGCTTTGAACAGGACGCAGACGCCTATCTAGTTTCGAACCTTTCGCCAAAGTATCCGGCTTACGTCGGTGTTGCGCATATGGTGTTCAGGAACTTCTATTGGGGCAACTCGGCAGGAATTGACGCTGTTTCGGTTGAAGCTTCTTTCTTGCCCAAGCGTCTTCTCGGCGATGATCCCGATTGCGCATTCATGATGAGCAACGGATTGGATGCTAATCCCGTTGAAGTTCTCTATGATATCTTTTTAGAAGAATGGGGCGCGCTTGGTTACTCAAGCGATCGTATCAATTTCGACATGTGGAAAGGAATTGCGCGTGTTATCTTTGACGAAGGTAACGGCATTTCGCTGCAAGTTACGTCATCTTCGGATGCGAAAGATATCTTCCGTACGATCCTTCGGCAGATTAACGCGATCATCTATGAAAACCAAGTGAACGGCGGGCTTGTCGAAATCAAGCTTCTTCGGAACGACTACGAAATCGAAGACTTGCCGGTTCTAACGCCGTCTGAAATTGTAGAAGTTCGCAACTATACTAAGAAGCTTTGGAGCGAAACTAACAACGTCGTTCGTGTTAAGTACACGTCGCGCGCGGAGAACTACGCGAAAGATAAGGTTGCGCAAGAGAAGGACAGTTCCCTTTTGCGCTTCCAGGGCAAGGAAAGCCCTATCGAGATCGCAATGCCCGGTGTCATGACCGCCGAACTTGCACAAGCTATCGCAGCGCGGGAACTGTCCAACTTGAACATTCCGTTGTTCTCGGCAGAATTCACGCTAAATCGAATTGTTTCCGGCATGATGCCCGGTGCTGCGTTCGTTTGGCATTGGCCAGAATATAACATCGAACAGATTGTCATGCGAGTTCGCAAGATCGGGCTCGGCACTCTTGAAGATGGAAAGATAACGTTTACTGCAATACAAGATGAATTTGCGGTTGACGCAACGGTTATCGCCCCGCCTGCGAACAGCGAATACGTTCCCGCCGATTACGAACCGCAAAAGATTACGTTGTGGAAGCTGTTCGAACTTCCCTACTGGCTTGCATATAACGCAGGGCTCGAAATGCGAGCCGGTTACACTCGCCTTGCAGCCTTCGTGAACGCACCGTCAAGCTATACGAACGGCTTCGACGCTTACGTTGTCGACACGTCCGAAGACGTGGAAGTTCTTGACCTGTCGCCCTACGCGGTGCGCGGCAAGCTGGCGTCCAATGTGGGCAGATTTGACGGTTTCCTTACCGGTTCGTTTGCTTCGTTGATCGTCAAAGATATGTCGAGTTCAGACTTGCTTGATCCTGGCGGTACGCCGCGAATGGGCGGCGGCATGATAATGATCGGCGACGAACTGCTAAATTACGAAAGCTATGCGGCGAACAACGATGGCACGTTTACGCTTAACAATATCCATCGTGCTTTGCTCGATACGGGTTGGTTCGCGCATTCGATTGACGATCAAGTTTACTTCTTCGAAGGTCAAGAGAACTTCTTTGAAAGTGATACGCTGAACGGCGATACCGATACGATCTATTTCCTTGACAACACCGCAACCGGAAGTGGCCAAAAAGCTGGCGCAACTCTAATAAATTATCAGAACGTTAGCAGGATCGAACGTCCGATCGCGCCCGACTACGTTACAGCAAACGGTTCGAGAACTCCCAATCAAATTTTCAATCAGAATTCAAGCATTACGCTAAACGCACGTTCGCGCAATCGCTTTAGCACGACTGAAGTATGGTTCGAAGATGATGCGGCGGTTACGGCTGAAAACGGTACGCTTTATCGGATCATGTTCGAAAAGGATGGCGTGCCCACATTAATTGCCGATGACGTGGCCCTGCCTTACGTTTGGGAAACTGGCGCTGTCGAGGGAACCGGCGTTGTGTTGATCTACGCCAAGCGGGACGGCCTTCTTTCTTACGCTGCTGCACCTATGCCAATGGCCATAGGTAGCGGTTGGGGCTATAATTGGGACGGTGATTGGAGCGGTGATAACACGATGCCCGGTTCTACAGCAGAGTTCAGCCAAGCAATGACGCGAAGCTTCGCTTTGCCTGAACAACAAACAATCACGGTTGCATCGCCTTCGACGTTCAACTTTACTTCGCAATGGTTCGATTACGAAGGGGCAACCGATACTGCGATTTCGGCGTTCGCTTGGGCAGTTGTCGATGGTGCTTACGATTTGACGTTTGCGGTTAGCGGCATTGTCGACAGCTATAGCATTATGGTTACGGTTGCGCGAGTATCCAACTTAGAACTTCCGATGTATTCGGCTGTTGAAGTCGGTCCAACGCTGAACTTGCCGTCTTCCGATCATTTGATCTTCGATACAAACGAATTGCCCGCTGGCGAAGGAACATGGGTTGTTCTTGTTTCAAATACTCGCGCTATGAATACAGCAAGCGCCCCTGAAGCTTTGTCCTTCGTTGTTACCTAATTGGAGTTCGTTAAATGGCCGCTAAAACTTATCCGAACCTTGGGCTAAAGGGCGGTTACAATCCAGGCGAAGGCGGTTGGGGCGCTGACATGTCGGCGAACTTGCTCAAGCTTTCGATCTTGACGCAAGGCGGGGTGTTGGGTCGCGTAGCTGACTATCCCGGTTCGCCTACAGATGGCGATACCTACATCAACACGACAAGCGGCAAGGTTGCTGCTCGCGTGGAAGGGGCATGGGTCGAGTATTCACCTGTCGAGGGCTGGCTGATCTACGATCGCGGCGCAGACGTGTTCCTTGCCTTCCAGGCCGGTGCCTGGGCACCTTTGGCTACTGGCGGCGACACGCTGCCCCCTGGCGGCACGACAGGGCAGGTTCTAGGCAAGCTATCGGATGACGACGGGGACGCGGGTTGGATAAATCAATCTAGCGGCGGTGGCGGTGGCGGCGGTGGCGGCAACGAAGGTTCAGTTCCTTATGGTTCGCACAAGAAGTGGCGAGTTCGTTTCACGCAATCCGCAGCCGGCTTGGCTTACATGTGGATTAACGAACTTCGTTTTCGCGAAACCCCCGGAGGAACTAATCTAACAGGTACTCCTTTCGCGGTCGATAACGCCAACAACGCACCTAAAGCCTTCGATAACAACATGGCTACAGGTTGGGAAAGTGGAGGAAGTGGTGGCGAGAACGCCCCCGGAAAGACAATAGGGCTTGAGTTCTTTACGGCAAAAGCCCTTGCCGAGATTGAAATTGAAGTGGACTCTACGACTTTCCCGAACGAACGTCCTGTGGCTGGCACCGTGGAATTTCAGAACGCGGATAATAGTTGGTCTCCGGCTTGGTCTTTTTCAGGCCTGAACTATTCTAGTTCGCTTAAGCATACGTTGACTTCGCCAGATTGGACAACGGGTGGCGGGTCCAACTCTTTGCCCGATCCAGCGACAAATCCAGGCCAATCACTTAGATCAAAGCAAGACGGTTCGGGATACGAACTTGTCAATAATCCTCCTATCGGTCCCGCTCCTTTCGGCGCGCATCGCTATTGGGCGTTTTTTCCAACAGCATGGCAAGACACTAATGAAACCGGAAACTTCACAACAATTCACGAACTTACATTTCGTGGAACACCCAACGGGCCTAGAATTCTAGGTGGAACTGCTAAAGTAAGTAGCACTTACAGCACTGATAACCCGGCAACCCGTCTGTTCGACGGTAACAGCGGAACCTTTTGGGAAAGCAATAACGAACAGGGCGGCACTAATTACGCCGGTTATGACTTCGGTTCGGGTAACGCCGTTTCGATAAACGAAGTTGTTATCCAGGTCGGGACTACACTTCAAAACGAAAGGCCTGTTGGGGGATATGTTGCATATTCGGACAATGGAACCTTTTGGACAAAAGCCTGGGAAGTTCCAAGATGGACTTATAGCAGTCCAACAAACGTTGCGAGTATAACCTTAACGAACCCCCGTTACGCTGCGCAGGTTACGCCGAGTTTGGGCGCAGTCGGCGTAACGACTATCAGTTCGAATGCAAACGCCAATTTGACTTTTGGAGCAACGAAGGAAACGGTTCGGCACACTGGAACCTTAACCGCCGATCGAACGCTTACTTTGGACGTTTCGGGAGGAATTCAAGAAGGCGCAAAGTTCCGCGTTGTTCGTACAGGCGGCGGGGCTTTTAATCTGAATGTCGGATCGCTCAAAGCGCTTGCGCAAAATACGTGGTGCGACGTTCAGTTCGACGCGACAAGCAACGGCTGGATATTGACCGCTTACGGCGCACTGTGACTTGACAGCGCCGCCTAATGTGGGCAGATAGATTGCGAGCGGCGCAAAGTGGTTTACGGCCTGAACGCTGAAGCAAGAAAGGGATCGATCCGAAAGGTTCGGTCCCTTTTTCCGTCTTGCCTTAGAAAAATGTCTGCTGAACTGGCTTGTTGCCGTAATAGCCGAGATCGCGAAGCATTCCGTAAGCTTTGCGAATATACCAATCGTAGTCAATATCGTCGGGAAGCGAAGTCGGCAGTTCCATGCAAGGCTTAGCGCCTTCAGTTTTCGGAACCATGTTTCCGCTGTTTATATAGTTGATCGTTCCGCTAATGCCCTTGGCGTAATACCAACGAACAACCTTGCCTAGAAACCAACCTTCTTTGTGCGCGCCGCCGTTCACCTTGCGAACCGAGACGAAGCGCCGAATATCTGTGCAGTTCCTTACCGTATCTTCAACATCAATGTTCTTAGTGAGAAGAGCCGTAACAGCGTCCGAACAGATCAGGTGTTCAGGGTTCTTAGACATTGTAGAGTTTTGAGCCGAACCGCGTTCCGAATAGGTGCCCTTAGCCTTAGCCGAACCATCTTCTTTAATAGCAATGTAGTTATTTACGTCTCGCGAATAAACAGCCGCATAGCGAGTTTCTTCCGTCTCGAAACCGGTTATGCGCTCCCAACGTCCAATTGCATCAGCCAATAGATTGTGATCGCCAGGACGTGACTTGATAATGACGCCATCGGTATTCGCCGAGACAATGGGAATGCCCACATTCTCTATCATTTCGATCAGCTTCAGGATGACAAGCTGCCCGGTGATAGTGACCTGAATAAGCAAGTCTGGCGAAAAGATCGTCGAATAGTGCGAGCCGAGTTTGCCGAAGATGCCGTTGATAGCGATCTTCAAACCGGCTTCTAGCTTATCCTTCGCCCTCTTTAGCGCAATGCGTCTGTCGACTAGATCGTCGCGAAAGATATTGATAAAGACTTCGCCAAGGTGCTTAGGAAAGAAGCCCGAATTGATAATCAAGCGCGGATAGAACGAAACAACGTCGCGGTCGATCAAGTCGGTTTCTTCGTCCGCTTTGTGCGCTGTAACTTTCTCGCTCGAATGCAATCCGCCCATGCCCATTTTGTAGAGCGAACCGCCAAGCTTGATTGAAAGCGTAGCGAGTTCGGCAGGCATGATCGGAGCGCCGGAAGCATCCAGCTTGAACGGAACGCGGCGAACAACGTCAAGGGCGTGCTTTAGCGCCGGGTGATCGAAGGACAGCCATTCGGGCGGCTGATAGTAGAACGAGAAGTCGGGATCGAAACCGGGCTTCTTCGGAAACTTGCCCGTAATCTCTTTCAGCTTGGCATTGATAAATGCTTCGCCGACTTGAGCGTCGGACTTAGAACGAAGGTCTTCGCCAACTTCCAAGCCGAGCCGTTCGCGCAACTCGATATGCGGCTTCAAACCGTACTTCGGATCGGTGTAGATTAATTCGGTGTTATCGAGATCGTTGAAGTTGTATTCGCGAACGTTTTCGATATCTTCAGGCGTAAGCCACTTGT